CAGGTGTAAAAGATCCTAGTCTTTCAGCGTCAGTACCGCGTCTAATTTGTAATGGCATGCATCATCTCCGTAAAATTCGTGTTACAGTATTTATGCCTTATCTGCCTTTTTTAAGGAAGGTGCGTGTACGTTTTTGTACATCGTGTTTGACTTTTGGCGTGTCAATACTGAAGTCAATACTTTTAATAACGTTATCGTAATCTGAAAAAAATGTTTCTAATGATGATTCTAAAGATTCTGAATCTGTATACTTTTTCTTTTCCTTCGCTACATCAATAGTATATATCTTTCCGTTATTAAAAAAGATATTAATACTATTGATGTACTCGATGGGTACAGATTTAATTTCTACATCATTAAATACCTCTGGCCAATGATTAACAATCTCCGGAGGTAACTTACTATTATTACTCACTAACTTCCGCTTTTTTCTTTTTCTTAGTAGGAAAAAGATCTTCAGCTTGTTCACGAAGCTTCTTAGCTTCTTTAAACATAGCGTCAGCCTGTGACCTATAAGATGCTGCTAGTTCTTCATCTGAAAGAACGTCGTGGGTATTAGTGTTTGCTATAGGTGCTTCTGCAACTACTGCTTCTGATGTGTCTGTGGGTGTCTTTTGGCTGGGATCTGTTAAGGCAAGATCTTCAACACTTATACCCTTTTGTTGTGCGATAAGATTATTCAGCTCATCGAGCCTAATTGAAGTCTTTTGATTCGGAACTAATTCCACTTCATTAGTAGGCATTTTTTGTAGCTTTCCAGTTGCATGAAAAGCTCTTAGCATTAGGCGTCCATCCGGCAAAGGTGATCTATCTAAAACAAGTGCTAGATCATCTGCTTCTTGTCCAACTGCTGACTCTACGACCTTCATAAGACTGTCATGTTCGTCAGCAGATAGAGTTTCGGTTGCAATGACCAGGCAACTATCCGCGTCGCCTGGTACAACTCTATAAGCAACTACCACACGCCGTTTACTTTTTACGAGTCTTCCGACATGTTTGATCATTGGTTACTTACCCTTCTGCTGCTGGTGCTGCTGCTTCAGCTGCTTGTTGTGCTTGCTGTGATGCTGCAATTGCGCCTAGAAACTGCTCTAGTTTTGTATATGTTGCACCTACTGTTTGCATTTCGTTTGGACGGAATGCGCCACGCTGACTTGCAACGTCGATGATTACTTTTAGTGCTTGCAGATCTTGTACTGTTAAGTCTGCTGGTGCTCCGCCTGCTGCTGCTGGCGCTTCTGCTGCGGTTGCTGCTGTATCTACTGCTTCTGCCGCTTCTTGATTCATTTGGTCTTCCATAGTGGTTCCTTCTCCAACTGTTGTTTCTTCGAAAGTAGTTTCTTCTTGAGCTTGCTCAGTCATTGCTATTCTCCTTTTGCTAATAATAATTATCTGACTGTTTCTAGTTATATTTCAAATGTGGACAAGCTAACATAAAATAAGACATCTCTTTTGAGTCTTCAAATCCTATTTTCATAGCATGTTGCAATTCCTTGTTATGATTTATAACTAGTTCTTTTCCTAAGTAGTATCGACTCTTAAGATTTATTTCTACCCATTTACTTAATGCTTCACCTAGATTATATCTAATACCAGGTATTGTAGCATATTCAAAGTGCGCAGGGGGGTAGGTTAACCTGCGTTCTCCGAAAACATTATAAGGGTTCGGTGTTAGGTTCTTCATGCAGCCTCGTCATAGTGAACTGTCATACCAAACGGTCCTTGTAGATTCTTATCATGATTACTATGAACTAAAAAGATTGTATCACAGTAGTCTGGATCTCCCCAGCTATCCCAAGCATATCCATCTGTAAACATAATGAATTTCTTAGGAACAATATCTTCTTCTTTCATATAATGCCAGTTAGCCATAAAATCAGTGCCACCACCGCCTACAACTTCGTACTCAGTAATTTCACGTCCGTCATCGGCACTAAAGTCGTCTTCATTATATACTTTAGTATCAAAGCACCATATTTTAATTTTATAATCTTTAAATTCGTCCATAATGCCTTTTACTTCACTTAAGAAGTCAGCAGCTTGCTCGTTTCCAATCGAACCGCTCATATCAATACTAATGCACAGTTCGCATGTATCTAAAAAGTCTTGTCCTGGAAGAATAGCACCAGTATGCATACTCTTACGATTAGGACGAGCAAATGTAAAGTCATTTTTAATTGTAGATTGTATTTGCTGACGGATTAGTTCACGCCAGTTCATTTTAGGCTCTGTAAGCTCTTTGATCATACGTGCAACGCCTGCAGGAACATTACCAGCGCCAGCAGTTTGCGCAGCATTAATCATTGCTTCTTTCATTTCATCACGGATTTGATCTAATTCTTCTTTAGAATAGCTAGGACGTCCGCCGCTCTTACCACCGTCTTTGCCTTCGTCGTCGCCGTCACCATCGTCGCCTTCGCTCCAGTCATAGTGTTCGTCTAGCATTTCTCCTAGTTGATCTAAGAACTCTTCACCGTTCTTTTTAGCTTCGTTAAACAAATCATCATATACCTCTTCTGACATCCAGTCACGGTATTTAAAGTCTTGGAAACAGTCAACTAGTTTAGGAATAGTACCAATACGCTGATCTACTAGCATATTGTTTACAATATAATCCGCAGCGATATTGTACAGCATCGGATTACGGTCTTCACGGCGTGTTAAGTGATCAAATACGCAGTGTAGGATTTCGTGTGCAATAACAAATTCAATTTCTTTATTATCCATAGCATTAAAGAATTGTGTATTATAATACAAGTTACGACCATCTGTTGCAGCAGTCATACACCAGTCATCACATGCTTGGATTTTTAAACGTGTAGCTAGATTACCAAAGAACGGATGACGCAATAATAAACCAACTCTTGCAGTAATAATACGATCTACTACAATAGCGTTCATTTCTTTTAGCTCATCTGCGGTAAGGTCTGGATCAGGTGACCAGTTTTTAAGTTTAGTTTGCGTTTTTTTAGCAGACATCTTAATTGTAACAATATCAGTAAAGTCTAGCATGTACCATCTCCGTTTGTTATAATACTAATATAACACATCTTGTGCAAATGTCAAGAGAAAGTGGACCAAAATATGGCCCACTTCCCTTATTATTAGCTACCTTGAGCAGCTTTAATATACTTTCCGTAACGATCGTGGAATTCGTCGAAACATTCGACAGCATCCGGATCAATTGGCAAGCTATATTGAGTAAGAGCAAGTTTGATACCCATAACAACCATTTCGGTGTCAAAGTTATCCATTGAGAAACGTAAGAAATTATTGACCATATTGTCGAACTTCTTATTGTTTGCATCACTTGCTTCTTTGAGCTCATAACATAATGATACGGTTAAGGAATACATTGCACTGATTTCCGTAGCCTTGAGCTCTTTTACCTTACCTTCCAGAATGTCTGTTGGGTTAGGCATATTAGCAGCAACTTTACGGTGAGCCATAAATTTTACTGCCAATCCTTCTCCTACTGAACCTGATACTAAATCAGTTGTAGTAGATTCTTCGTCTTCGTCTTCCAGTAGCTCAGACACAAACGACCAACTACGTGGTGTTGCAAATGCTCTGCTAGGAGAACGCGGATCAAAGTTATAAAGGTCTTGCTTTGCAAATTGCAAGTAACCTACAACGTCTGAGTGTTGATTATTATCAACTGCCCAGCCAAACCAATCTTCAAATACTACTGCAAGTTCTAAGTGAACAAAGCGATTTGACAACGGAGCAGGCATACGATATGTAACACCTTTGTCCGCTTCTCGGTTACCAGCTGCAATAATAATTACGTTATCTGGTAATTTGTATTGTCCGACACGACGATTTAGAATTAATTGATATGCTGCTGCCTGTACAGCAGGCGCTGCTGAGTTCATCTCATCAAAGAATACTACAATATTATCATATTGTGCAGCAAATTCTTCGTCTGGTAACTCTTCTGGCGCACCCCATGTCATTTTTTCTGTTTTAGGATTAAAATGTGGGATACCTTTGATATCAGTTGGGTCCCAAAGACTTAACCGGATATCAATTAAATGTGAATTAGGTAGAGTATCTGTAACTTGAGCTACGATGTCCGACTTACCAATACCTGGAGGTCCCCAAAGGAAGATTGGACGTTTTTTCTTCATAGCACGTAGGATAGCGCTTTTAGCTTTGTTAGGTCCTACTGTTCTTAACATCTCTGACATGTTGTATTCCTCTCATATGTTTCAGTGCATACAAGTAATATAACATCTATACAGAGTTTGTCAACCTTTTTCTCTGTTCATTGCCTTGATTAACCCATATTTTCTTATATCACCAGAGAAAAGAGTTAGTTCGACTGCTTTCTTTTCGTTCGTTACTGTAATACTACGATTGGTAAGGTAATATGGACAGTCAATAAACTGATCTAAAAAGATAATAACTTGTGTAGTTAGTGGCATTTCAGGAGGATAAGGTATATCGTATGTAGCCAATTCGATCTGTTTAACTATGTCATATCCTGCTTCAGTTAATCTAAGCCCACCGTTGTCTTTTTCTCTAGTATTTTGCCACCATAGAGGCATGTACTGCTTCACAGTAGTATCATCACTTGATTTATCAAGTTGTTTTAGAAAAATTTTAGTGTAAGTTTCTTTCCAGTTCATTCTTCAACTACTACATTACCTTCAGTTAACACATGTACAGCAAAATCATCCGACTTAAACATGTCGTTTAGTCTTTTTGCTAGGTTATGTGCATGTCCTGGGTTAGAAAAGCTTGTTTTCTTATATTTAGGACCTGGGTAATTAGTAAGTATGTTTGAACTTTTAAGATTGAATGGTTTGCCTCTATAAAAGACAGCCCAAATAGCTTCAGCCTCAAGAATTTGTTCACACTTGTATGTAACATTGTCAGTGTGTTCCAAAATAATTGTAGGCTTAGGTCTACTCATAGTATCATCCTTCTCGGCGTCAATACTATTTAGCAGTTCTTCACTTAATTCAATTGTTAAAGCCTGTGCCACCATCTAATCGTACCTCTATTACTTCGTCTGTTTGTGTAGAAGTATTTACTAAAAGCTTTTCTAGGTCCGCAGTTAATCTGGATGATATAATACCCAGCGTAAAGGCAAGATTTTTAGCTTGTGCAATAGGTATCCTTACCTCACGCTGATTAGTATTGTCAGCAGCCTTTACTTGCTGTATAAACTGCTGAATAGGTATGGTGTTTATAGGATCACTTTGCATTCCAAAGTGCTTCTTTCATTTGTGATTCTGTTTTAAAAGGTCCTTTAGATTCGTAACGTTCAATTGTTACTAATTTAGGACAAAAAGACTTTACCCAGCCTTTTTCAAATTTAATTACATAATAACCTGCGCAATACAGGCTTTTAGATTTATCACTCTTTGTAAATAACGGTAAGCTTTGCTTAACATTAAACATTGTATTATAAGGACGCACACTACACGGATATCCGTGTACTTCTAACACTTCTTCTGTACCATCAGAAACAGTAATAGAGTTTCTAAGATCAATACCTAAGTCTGTTTTAATTTGTTTTTTATTAGTAAAAAACTGTGTACCTTTTTTACCTGAGAACACAAACTTTTCTTCGTCAAATGCTAAAGTACCAATATTTTCACCTTGATCTTCAACAATCCAAAATTTGTCTTCTAGTAGTGTTTTTAGTTTCATTATTTAATATACCTTGCTTGTAGAGGTTCGGCAAATGATGCTGCTTGATCAGCTACACGTTGCATATCCCACTTTGCACAAAACTTCATGAGTCTCATACCTACTTGTGTAATATTTTTACTTTCTACATTGTTAATTTCTTCGTTAATGATTGCTCTAATGTCTGCGGGTTGTGCAGTTAAGTCACAAAGTGTAACATTGCGTGTATAGTCATCTAGTACACGATGTTCTACACCTTCATGATCTACCCAACGCTGTAACATCATGTTATTCCAGTTAAAGCCTTTGTCGTTCTTGTCAGCAAATGCTTCTTGTAGGCCTACTTTGTTTTTAGTGCCTTTCTTACGTACACCTGGATATGCACTAAACACGTTGTCACTAGTGTCGCCACGCATACACTTTTCAAACAACATGAATTCAGGATCGGGAGCAGCCTTAGCTTCACCTGTCTTCTTATCAACTACTGCATGACCTTTATCGTCAAAGTAGCCTTTGTATGTAATAGTTGTATTGCTTACACCGTTGTACTGTTGTACATTAGGAGCAATAAGTTGCGCAAAGTCACCGTCAGTACTAATAATAACATGTTTATCATTAGGATGTGACTGTACCCAACCAGCAATTAAGTCATCTGCTTCTAGTTGCGGATGCCGCATAACAGTGCAGTTAGTCTTCTCTGATACAAAGTTCTTAAATTCGTCGAAGATTTCCCAAAACACTGTATCTTCTTCTGTCTCTGCAACAGTCATCTTGTCTCGAGTAACTTGTCTGTTACGCTTGTAAGGCTCATAGAAGTCTTTACGCCAGCTACGTCCTTCTAAACAAAATACAACATGCGAACCTTCAAAGTCACGCCACGCTTTCTTAACACTGTTAAGCGTAATGTGTAGAGCCATGCCTACTTTAGTATCTATGTCGCCACGTACTACATGCCTTGCACGGAAGAACGTGTTAGCAGTATCTACTAGAATATAAGTTGCCATTAGTTTGCCTATTGTTGTTTATATATACGATTATATACGATTATATACGATTAGTCAACCGTTATTAATCCCATAATAGCATACTTGTCATCTGCTATTGTGCTCATGTTGTTATGCTCGTTACTATATTCATCATTACTGCTGTTCCGCTTATTGCACTACCTATCATAATTGCTCTGTCACTCCATGCCATACCTACATATATCCATCCACAACTGCTGAGTACATATGCTATTTGCCCAAACATTGTAAAGCCTGCACTTAGAGCGAACACACCAATTACAGCACCTATCATACTAAACCATTTAACATACCAGTCTGGTGTGCCTGTTGGAGTAGTAGGAGTTAAGTCGTCAACTTCAGTTTGGAGTTCGGCAAGCTCTTGTTTTAAACGCTTACGTTCTTTTGACAATTCCATCGCAAGACTTTGAGCACGAGTTGCGCTCGCCGCTTCTTTATATTCCTCTTGTGTTGTAATCATAAAGTCTAATCCCACAAACTCTCGTAATATTCTCCAAACAATTTAAATCCGGCTGTCATACGTTCTTGGTGTTTTCTCATACCGTCGTGATCAACCCATTCAAAGTGTCCACCGAGGGGTATGTCTAGATTTTCTTTGTATGGCCCATAATAATTATCTTGCCAATCATCTTTGCACTTTTGCTCAAAGGCCCAAATCATTTCGTTTAGTATTTCGTTCCACTCTTGTTCAGTAAGAGAAGCAGGGTATCCATGTGTTGTTGCTTTTAGTTGTACAAGCATAGGATGAATAATCATAGCAAGTGTGCAATCCATACTCCATGTGTCGTACGGTTCTATTTCAACATGTTCGGCTCTGTTCTTACGATATGGACCTATGCGTACTTTCATGATACTTCGCTTTTACCTTTGTCAATAGGCACAACATTAATATAACCTGCACCTCTATCGGTATCCATACCTTCGTCTGCTAACATGTTATATACAATATCTCTGAACCAGCGATCAACAATCTCTTCTTCTGGGTCTTCGTCAACACCGTAGCCGTTTTTAATTAATTCTTCAATAAAGTATTTGTTCCAGTCAAGTTCAAAGAAGCCATTACGAATGTTGTCTTCGTTTACCTGCATATCAAGTACATTTACCCAAGGTTCTTTTTTTCGTGTAGCATATGCCTTTGGGTCACGTACTTTAATAACTTCTAACTCTTTGGCTTCTAGTTCTTGTTCCTTAGCAGT